GAAAAATACTGAACTTGCATCAGAAGATGCTTTTCAGAAACAGCTTGCAGATATTGAAAAAAAGAACAATGATGAACGTAAAAAAGCATACGACGATTTAATTCAAACAAGAATAAATCTGCAAAATTCTTTAAAAACAAAATCGTTAAACTACAACGATATATTCAAAATGTCGGGAGCCGGAACTTCTGGAAGTACCGCCGCAAGTTCTGCCGCAAGAAAATTGGCAGAAGAAACTGACAAGGCTAGAAAAGCATACGAGAATTTAAACGCAGAAATTCAGCGGATGAAGTTTAATACACTAGACGCAATTGAACAGGAGAAAATCACGTATGCTGACAGAATGACAGTGCTAAAAACTGCATTAGAGCAGAACGCAATCACTCAAGAGCAGTACAGAGCCACAGAAACAGAACTCACGCAACTGCACCTCGATAAACTGTCAGAATTGTACAGTGAACACTATGAGCGTGAGGCAGAGAAACGTAATCAGGCCCTCCAGGAGATGAAGCAACGTGAGGAAGATTGGAACTCCAATTCCACGGTGCTTGATCAGTTTTCTGAAAAAATTGCAAAGTACAATCTGAATTGGGCGAATTTAATCAGCGGTGATTTTTCAAAAGCGAAACTTACAGGTACACAGATTGTTGGGGTTTACTCACAAGCTGGTAAAGCAATCAGCGATTATTTCGGTAGCGTAGCACAAGGGTTTGAAAAGAACTCAAGTATTTACAAGGGTCTTTTTGCTCTACAGAAAGGCTTTGCGGTTGCAAGTTCTATGATATCAATGTATCAAGGCGCCATGAACGCTATGGCAGCACCATATCCGGCAAACTTGATTGCATGGGCGCAAGTAATCGGGCAAGGTCTGCAAATTATCGGTCAGTTAAAATCTATAAACTATACCGGAGCATACGATAAAGGCGGTTACATCCCTAGCGGTGCGGTTGGTCTTGTTGGTGAAATCGGACCGGAACTTGTACGAGGTCCGGCAACAGTTACCGGAAGAAAAGATACTGAAGAATTGATGAAAAATAACGGAAACAATGTTACAGTAAACTTAATTGAAGATGCTTCAAGAGCCGGACAAGTTCAGCAGAGAACGGACAATGACCAGCAGACAATCATTGATGTAATTGTTGCAAACATACGTAATGGCGGTGAAGTAGCAAATGCAATGTCGGGAACTTACGGATTGGCAAGACAAGGATATTAAGATGGAATATTACCCTAATACTTTACCTAAATTTTTACAAAGCAGTTACAGTCTTAAACGCAATCCGTCAGTATTACGAACAACCATGACGAACGGAACCGTAAGACAAAGACTGCTATCTGTAGATGCACCGCATACACTGTCAGTCAATCTACAGTTCAATAACATCACTGATTATCAGACGTGGCTAAATTTTTATGAAAACAGTATCAATCATGGTTGCGATTGGTTTATTGCACCTATTCTGAATGACAGATTAGAAACCACAGATCCGATAATTGCAAGAAAAGTGCGTATTCAAAACGGGCAGATTACAGAGTCTTTGAATTTCCGTAATAGCATAGGCGCATGTTACAAAATCAGTATGACTTTAGACGTTGATAATGTAGAGTTCGATCAAGCATGGAGTGATTACTATGCCTAGAGTATTATTCGATATTGATTTTTCAAATCAAACTTTTAACAATTCCGCAGACGAGACAGACTGGATGCTGTCTCCGGCAAACACTTTGATAATTCCGGAGACTGCAACTTATACACAGCGTGATACGAATGTTTATGTACTGAATTGTAATAAGTATTTTGACAATTCGGGAACGTGCGGTAATTTATGTTTTGTTTCCCGTAAATCAAGAATTATCAAAGAATACGAGATAGAGATTGAATATTTTAACCGTGGTGAAACAAACGCAATAACCATTAATAGCACAGTCATATTTAATGGGAATAAATTAGTCGTAGATGGTACAAGTTACACAACCAGTTGGTCCTATAGCTATAATTACCACAAATACAAATTAAGACGCGAGGGAACTAATTTATATTGCTATGTAGACAATAATCTTGTTTACACTTATGACGATACCGACGAAAAATGTTTGTTGCAAGGTAAATTGAATTTTGTAGGGTCGACTCACTATTATTATGGAACTGACTCTGTCGCTCAATATGTCAAGGCTACAGAATTAACCGTTGCACCGTACATAACCGCAAGTTCAGATCAAATCACAGCCGGAGACTCAGTTCAGCTAACGGTTAACGGTTCCGCAGTTTCCTATTTATGGTCAAATGGTGAAACCACAGCAAGCATCATAGTTGAACCTACTGCAACAACCATCTATACATGTGATGTAACAACCGCAGACGGACAGATTACCTTATCAAAAACAATTCGTGTAAGTGCAAATGTTGTATATGGAACAAGAGGCGCAGTTGATGATGATACCCTTTTCCTTATGAACTTTGCAGACGGTAAATTGAATGTATTAAAAGGCACTCTGATTAACGCAAACTGCATTGATGATCCGTACTATACCGAGCATTTAGAAGTTGACGGGGTATCAGTTGTAAACGGTGTGCCATGGAATAATCGAAATAAAGCCGTTTATTATAACGGGGTTAGACCTCCGTTTTTCGACAATTCATTTTGGAAAAACGCAACTCTGCCGTTGGATTTGACGTTTGAATGGACTTTGTATACACCGGAAGCTGATGATAATGGTTGCTACTGGAGACGGTTCCCATTGTATTTTGGAATACGAGATACATCAAACGGTATGCCACAAAAAAACGGAAACATTCAATACGGAAAGGGTTGTATGTGGGGTTTCCGCGGCGACACCGGAGCAAAGCCGGACGGTTCGCAGATGTGTTGGAGGATTCATAGAGATTATTCCGAAAGTAGTTGTTTTGTAATCTTTTTTGAAAATGAGCGTTTACCGTGGTTAGCTTCAAAGGTAATTGGTAATAATTGGAGTGCTCAAGGATGGCACCATATAGCAGTAGAATTATCTTTTTATGAGTGGGGTAGTAATCGTATATGCTCAGACGTAGTAATGTACGTTGACGGTGAGCAGATAAAAACATGGCACCAAGCATGGGGCGCAACGTGGTTTGCAAATCTTTTTTCGTTCAACGAAGAGTGGTTTACTTTTATGACCGATACTAGAGGGGAGAATTATCATAACTGGTACATGTCGGAGATGTGCATCACAAAAGGCAGAAAATACAACGGAACTTTTGAACTACCTAGCAATTTTTATAAAAATTATATCACTCTAGCAAATGATGTCTTACCGGAGAAAAACCCCGAACCGAACTTTACGGAACTAGCTATTGTAAACGCACAGGGCACAGATGCACCCGTGATGGCAATTAAAATTGATTGTGAGAGTTTGTCAAAACCTATCTGTTTTGCTCAGAGTTATCACGATTTTGTAGCAAGAGACGATCAAGGCGAACTGCAAGAGTTTCAATCATCCGGTATTCAAATCAATCTGCCGGAAAGAACAAATCAAAGCGGTTCAGCGTTATCATTTGGAGTAGGTTCTATAAGCGGTGAAGTTATGGAATTGTGCAATACTGTTATGAGCGGTGCTGTTCCATGCTATCTCACGTTGTTGGAGTATTTACCGTTCGATACGTCAAGGGAGTATGACGGTGATACCGCAGTTTCACCTATCTACACGTTAAAGCTGTTTGTTACAAGCTGTCAGATAACCACAAAAGGGGCAACAATCACGGCAGGATGGCACGACACATTAAACGCAAAATTCCCGTACAAACGCTACACGGCTAAACAGTTCAAGGGGTTAAGGTATGTCTGCTAATATCGAAAAATATTTACACAATATTCATACACCTAACGGTAGAGTTTATCCGCATTTAGACTGTTGGGGTTTAGTATGCTATGTGTATCAGAATGAGTTAAATATCGAACTGGATTTATGCACAGACTGCCAAAAAGATACAATGACAGTCGGGTACGAGAAAATAAAGGGTTTGTTTACCGAGGTTAAAACACCGCGAGATTTTGATGTAATCTGCTATTTTAAGCATTCTGTACTCGTTCATGTAGGGTTATACATTTATGGTCACATTCTGCATACAGATAGCAAAAAGGGCAGTTGTTTTGAGTCATTTAAAATGAATCCTTGCATGAGAATTTTTAGACACGAAAAAATGAGGTTGTTCTATGAGAGTTAAAATTTATAATTGTATTGATAACAATCCGATCAGAGAGTTTGATTTAGATCAATCAAATTTAACAATTTTAGAATTGCTAGAACACTCATTACAGCGATTAAATTTACAGAATCTAAAAGACAATGTAACTGTCTTTTCAGACGGGCAGGAAGTACCGTGTGATATTTGGG